GGGTTGGTAGCGTTGGTAGCGCGTTCTTAGTTAATTGAATGTGCGCGCGTACGGTGCGTGTGCGCGAGGGGGTGGATCGCTACAACCGATAGAGAGTGGGTACTCTTCGACCTCTCCGGTGTCCTGCACATAGGCATTTCGGGAGGATGCGTTACCGGGGAGTCTCACCCTGGATTTCCTTCAGGATTTAGTGTGCTGTTGGTTAGCTTATTTAATTCCCGGCTTTGCGGCAACATCATTTGTCACGCGACAGGTTAGACTTAGGGCGCACCTGCGTTCGCATCCACAGGTGCTGTGTACCTCTCCTTGTTCGTCTCGGGAAAGCTAGCGCTCTCATCTGCGGCTTTCTCGGGGCGGGCAAAAACCCTCTTTCCAGAAACGGTTTATGCCTTACCGCAGGTTTGAATCAAACCCCTTCTCGCAGTACGAGTACGATCCACATCCGTGGCAACTTTTGATGCACCAGAGTCCTGCAAAGATGAAATGGGTTCAAGCAGGTCGTAGAGCGGGTAAAACGCGAGCCTCCCTGCAAGAAGACCTCGACCAGATCGATCTTATCTCTCGGAAATTCGTCCATAACCAGCGGACAGATAAGTACCTTACAGCGGAAAAAGCCGGGTTGATCCCCTCCATCCACTGCTGGACAGTCGCCCCTACTAAGGCGCAGATGTACCAGGTGTGGAACGAGATGCAGGCGTTCATTCCACCCCACCTTGTTTCGCGTACAAACCCGTACGCAGAGGACAACCGCAGAGGGGGAGGTAGAGGATCCGGCTTCAAGGAAGATGACCTGCACGTATGGCTCACGTTAAAGAACGAAGACGGCGAGTGGCTTACGATTCATCGAGAGAGTACGGGCAAACAGATACAACGCCCCCGCCCTATCATCTTCTGGGAACTGAAGTCAGCTAATAACCCCGACTCCCTTCAGTCTGTCGGGCTGGACTTCCTTCATATCACAGAGGCGCAAGACGTCTCCGAGGCAGCCTGGCTAAAGCTACGGCCTACACTTATGTCTCCCGGCAGGATGGGTAACGCTCTTATCGAAGGAATCCCGCCTGAATCCCCCTCTCACTGGTTCGCACGGGGTTTTAAGCGCGCCATGGAGTCCAAACCCGGCAATCGCCTTGTAGCAGGCTTCCACGCTACTTACCTCGACAACCCACTTCTTTCCGAAGACCAGATAGAAGAGGTTGAAGGCGACAAAGAGATGATGCTGATCGAGGACTGGAACCGCCTCTATATGGCAAAGCAGCCCGAAGGAAAGGGCGCATTCTTCCAGAAGGTCAACGAAGCCAGAGGACGAAACGGCACTGAAGAGATGCTTGCCCCGAAGTTCGGGCGTAACTACGTGGCAGGATTAGACCTCGGTCGTTCAAACGACCCGACCATTCTTGTAATAAAAGATCGAGTTACGAGGGAATCCGTCTACGCAGACGAGATGCTGCATACGGACTGGAACCTGCAGGTCGCTACGATCAAGTCAACCATCGCTTACTGGGGTGTAGAGCAGGTCTACATGGACTCCACGGGACTCGGTGGCTTGATGGGGCGTGACGTACTGTTCTCGGAACTCATTCAAGAGAACGTTCCCGTCATCGGATATAACTTTCCCCCCCAGCGTAAGGACCAGTTATTTCTCGATTACGCTATTGCTCTCCAACACGGATCTACTTCGTTTCCATCGTCATGGGATAAGCTAGCTAACCAGTTGCTCGATATGGCGCACAGAGAAACAGCCAATCGTGGGCATCATTTCTACGCTATGTCGGGCGGACATGATGACTGGGTTGATGCTGAATGCCTTGCTCTTATGGCCTGCGATCCTGCGTCGGAAAGAATGGGCGACCAGCTAAATGCAACAGCACCAACCATTCAGCAAATGCAGCCCGTAGGCGGGTTTGTTGAATCAGTAGATCCATTCTTCTCGGCCCTTAACGCTCAACGGGCTGAAAAGAAGCGACAGAACTACGAAGCCCAAATGGCAAAGCAGGATGATCTCTTGAGAGAATTAACAGGGACAACTGAATGATTACAAATTCGATCCCGGCGGCAGACCGCGATTCACTTCCGGATGCGATTGAAGATTTCACGGCAGATCTTCTAGCTGCCCCCAGGCTTAATGAGCCTGAGATCAACATCGAATGGGTGCGAAAGCAGATGTCTCCAGGCGGAGCCTTGGGGACTTTTCAAGCGTTCCATGACAACTGTGCAGAAGCAGACAGTTTTTATCTCAACGAGTTTGATTTCTCAGTTCCTAAAGGCGGAACCTCGGTCAAACTAGGAACGGGCCACTCGGTTGTTAACACTCTTGTGTCCCATGTCATGCCTAACTTCATGGACATTTCAGTCCCGCCCCCGGGCGCACGAGGACAGGCACGAGCGGAGCGTATCGAAAAGTTCCTGACCGGCGCGCACCACACGATGGAACAGCACACTCCAACCCTTCGGGACACGATTAAACACCAAGGGTTGTACGGCATTGCGTGGGAGAAGATCGAGTTCGATCCAGAACGGTGGGAGGATGTTCCTGAACCCCCGGAGGACGGCGAGCCGGATAGCGAATATCGAGACAAAGTCCGAGGAATTCTGGAACGTCGGGCTATTAACTGGCCTATCAGCGCATCAGTCGCAAACCCACAGAACATGGTCTGGGATCACACCAACGGGTCAAACCCCCGGTGGATTATTAACTTTTACGAAGCAGAGGCTTCGTGGATACGAGCAACTTTCCCCGATGCCGAAGAGAACGGTGTCCACTGCGAAGGCCTGACTACTGTCTGGGAGGTCTGGACACACTCGCAGGTCGCATTCTACGCAGACGATAAAGTCGCATTGTCCCCGATGAAACACGGGTACGGCAAAATGCCGTGGATCCAGTACTGGTCACAGCGTGGACTGGTTACACCGCAAGCTAACCCTGAAGACTTGTACCGTGGCATTCTCCACGGGCTGTTTGACCTACTCAGGGCAGAGTCCAAAGAGGCCTCGCACTATCTCGACATTCTCTCCAGGGCAACATGGCCTACCCGAGAGTTCGTAGGCCCACCGAGCATGACGCAAGATGTCATGCAGAAATGGTCGGACGCTCCCGGCGCAAAGAACTTCCGTCCCGAAAACGTCACAGTTGGCGTTGCGGAGACTCCCCGGCCTCCACAAGAAATCGCCATCGGGCAGCAAATGATCTCAGGGGCCATCGAGGACGATACAGTTCCTGCTGTTTCACGGGGGCAGCGTCCCGTAGGAGCCGCTTCCGGGTTCCACACTGCTGTGCTGGCGGGGATCTCCTCGTTGTCCTTCTCTCCGGAGGTTACGGCTACAGGCCGGGGGATACAGACACGGAACGAAATCATCTTACGGATCGTCGAACTGGTTATTCAGGACAAGTTGACCGTCTGGGGTAAGACCGAGGCGGGGACTTTTGACGAGTCGATCAACCCTCGGACAATCCGAGGCCACTACGTTTCTATCGTTCGCCTTAACTCTGTCTCTCCCGAGGAGCAGGAACGCAGACGTAACCAGGCTCTTAGAGAGTGGTCAGCGGGATTCATAGATCACACCACTGCTCTTAGAAACGCAGGTCAAAGCCAGCCCCTAGAAGTACGGGCGAACTTGCTTGCGGAGACATTCCTCAAGGATGAAGAGGTCTTTAAGGCACTCAGGGGCGAAGCTGTCCGTCGTATTCCGATTATTCAGGAAATACTGTCGGCTTCAGAAGTTACGACAGGTTCCACCGGGCAGGTTAACCAGATTGCTGAAGGTATTATTAACAGCATTCAGGCTCCAAACGCAGGGAACTTCTCTTCGGCTAACCAGCCGGGGTTCTCCATGGCAGGAGAAGCAGAACGTACGCGAACTAATACGTCAGGCATGGGTGGCGCAGGAGTGATGCCGGGAAGTTTGCAAGACGCACAGATGATCGGGCAACAGATAGCTGGCCCACGAAGCGGGAACCGTAGAGTTCCGGGGGCCGATCTAGCCCCGGGAGGTACACTTGGCTGATAACAACCACCCCTTAGAGAAGGCTTATGTCGTTTACGACCAAGCGATTAAGCGCGCTTTGGCAGATCTCGACAAGGGATTCCAAGGCATGTCTCAGTTCCCGGGCATAGATAAAGAATCGAAGCAGCAAAAACCTGCCCTGCCTTTTAACCCGATCAGGAGAATCTAATGGCTAATTTCTGGACGTTTAAGAACGGGCAAACGGGAGAGCTTGAGGAGCATGACCTCGGCTCCGCTACGCTCATGGAATTTCTAGCGGCTTCGGGGGGGACGTTGGGGCCGGTTAGGCGCGGCAGAAAAGATCCACCGGAAGTCAAGTTCTCGATGAGCGGGGATCGCCCTAGCACT